CTACAATTTCTTCAATTGCTGTATCTGGGTCAACAACCAATGTAAAAGTTGTGCCACCTGAAATGGTTGCACCGCCAAGAAGCGCAGGACCAGACTGAACAACAATCGTTGTTGCACCAGCAGTAACCGCGCTTGTCAGCGTAGTTTGCTGAGAGCGTGAGGAGTAATTTCTAGTTGTCATTTATATTCCTATCGGCTGTAGTGAACTCGTGTTGGGTACTGAGTTAATTGCTTTTGCTTTTCTTCATTAAGACGTTGTTGATATAGTCCAAAAATTTGACGTACTGCTGTATTGGATGCACCAAACGGACGCTTAGAATCAATCTCATCAGCCTGTGGGCTGTACTGAGCAGCACGGGCTGGGTCAAGATAAGACAACAGTCTGTAAACTGCGCCTAAAATAATTACATCTTTAACTGTATTTGATAATCCAGTTTGTGTAGAAAAATCTTGTGAATTACTTGTAAAAGCAACTGGATGTGTAGCATACATAGCCTTAACAGTTCTACCAGGAATAATAACATCATGGATAGTTACAGTTTGTGAACCACCACCCCATGTTGCAGTATCTGCAAATGGGTCAAAGGTCCATCTACGAACTCTAATCCATTCTTTAGTTGGTCCAATATCCTGCCATGACATTGTAAGGATGTTTTCTATATTTAAATCTTGGAACTCATAGGTTGTTACGGCTGCATTGTAAATAAATGATGTTTGCTTAACCGCATAGATAGAAGAACCAACCGCTTCAATAGTATCATTAATAGCCTTCTTAATAACATAGCGCGGGAAAATAGGTGAGATAGTAACCTTTGCATCCGCAGCATGAGTAGCAGCATCTGTTCCAAGATAGCCTCGACCATAAGGAGAAACTGTTGCTGTATTGCCAACACGGTCAAATGAATCAACCCACATTAGTTCTTCATCAATCTCAAGTATGCCCTTACCCACATTGCTGGTATCTCCAAGAGATAAAATTGTAGGTGCAGTACTTGGTGATGTTAGTGTGCTAACAGCAGTTCTAAGATAGGTAGAGCGGTCTTGCTGGTATGTGTAACCAGACAGATTGATAAGCACTTCATCAATCATCTGTGTTAGTGTTATTGTCATAGGTCTATGCTCCTTAATGCAACAACGGCTGATAGTCCAGTAGTTCCTGCTAATTCATTGCAGATAGCGTTCATCATTTTGTAATTGTCAGGTTGACGATTTGCATCAGCCTTAATGTTTAGTGCAGCAATAATACCCAAGCCACTAGTATCAGCATAGTTATTTGCTGCACCTTGTTCGGACTGGTATGCATCTGGTGTTGGGTATGTTCCACCATTTGCAAGACGATTTAACTCATCAGCAAATGTGCTACCTGCTACTCCTGTTGCCATTACTTACCCTTTCGTTTTGCTGCTGCATTATCTACAAGGTTTGGATATGGTCGTCCAGCCTTCTTAGCCATTGCTTTAGCCCTTGTTTTTTGGGCTGGTGTTAAAGGTGTTGACTTCTTCTTTGGATTCTTCTTATCCCAAAATGCTTTCTTCTTCACCACTTCACCTTATCCGCCCAGTAAGCCGCAGACATTTTGCCTTTGGCAATGTTCTTTGCATGACGTGCTTTAAATGATGCTTGACGTTTTGTAGGCTGTCTGTCACCAGTCACACCCTGCTGACCAAAGCGAATAGTTTTAACCTTAGTACCTTCTTTAGCCACAACAACGTGTGACTTTTTTGGGTGGTTTGGTGTGCGCTTAGGCTTGTTAAAGCCTGACACTCCTGCTCGCTTTAGTCTAGGGTCTGCCATTTTTACTCTGTTCCTCTTCCGCCCTGCCAACCAGGAATTTTTGTAATATCTCCTTTGGCTTTGATTAATGCTTTTTCAAATGCCGTAAGTTTGCGTGGCTTAATACGTGTTTGAATATCTCTAACTTCTGCTGGCGTTTTCTTTTTAGGAGCCATTTACTTCTTTTTGCCCATCTTCTTCATAGCCATCTTCTTTGCAGTCTTCTTTATAACCATTTTCTTAGCAGCCTTCTTGGCTGCCTTCTTACCTGCTGGTGTGTATGGGAACTCTTGATTTCCGACCATTGGCATTATATTTGTCCTATCTCTTTCATTACTGCTACGGTTGATTTGTTTACTTTATTTGCATCAGGCATTGTGTTCGAGTTATATGGTCTACCTAATACTTCGGAAGCCTTTTCGGCTTCACGAATCTTTTGCATTGATGTACCGCCAGGTTGTATACCCCGTGCTCTAGCCTCACTGTAAGCATTTAGTTCTTGGTTAAATGCTTTTTGTGGCCTTTGACGACGAGAGTTAGCATCACCTGTACCTAGTTCAAGGGTCATAACTTTGCACCCAAAACAACCTTCTACATATTCAGGATGTGTTTGTATCTGATGTAGATTCATAGTTCTGTAAAGTTTGCTTCCGTTACTCCTACACCACCAGCAATAAGTGCTGCTTTAGTAGCATCATCTACTGTGTGGGCATAGCCACCACGATAGACAACTGGATACTCAGGTAAATCAGAATCAAGTGGATAACGAATCTGTTGGTACTGTCCATTAGTATTTAATACAATAGATATACCACGGTCCAACTTATAAAACTCAAACAGTCTGTGCATGCCAGCAGGGCCTTCTTCAACTGTTGGTGTTTTAAATAACCAGTTAGACATTCATCCTCCTTTAGTGGACTCACCATAAGGCTGGGTTGCCCCAGCCCTACAGTCAATTAACTACTAGAGAGCAGCGATTGATGAACCAGATGTGATTCGGTATAGAGCCTCATCACGGTAGACTGCGAAGCCAAGTACGCCGTACCAACCCATTGGGCGGAAACGCATCAACTTATCAGTTACGTTACCAATAACTACGTGTGGTTCTTCCGCTACGGCTTCTGCCATTGCCTGTGAACCACATGCGATTGTGTTGAATACACGTGTTACTGGAGTTACAGTTACAGTTGTTGAAACTGTTACTGCTGCTGTGTTTGCTGTGTCTACAGTAAATGTAGTTGTTGAACCTGATGTAGTGATAGCAGTAATCTTTGCGCCTGAAGCGATACCTGTTCCTGCAATCTTGTCACCAACTTCAGCACGTGTTGCAATAACTGCAGATGAAGCAACGCCGAATGTAAATCCTGCTGATGTTCCTGCTACTGTTACTGCTGTTGTTGCTAGTGCTGACTGGTCTGCACCTGTCTTAGCATTGTATAGACGTGATGACTCAACGAAGAACGCGCCTTCGTACTCACCAATTTCTCCAGCCCAAATCTTGCTTGCTTCTGAAGCAGACTGTGACTGTGGGTAGCGCCATCCTAGGTCGCCTGTCTCAGCACGAAGGTCGTGTGAAACTTCTGGGTGGATACCAACCCAGTATGCATTTCCGCGACGGCCCTTAGCCTTGTTAGCACGCAACTTTGCTACAGCGCGACGGATGTCTGCTGAGTCTAGTGTATCTGCTGCGTCTACGTTTCCAACTGCTGTTGCGTTGCCTGCGAAGATGTTGTTTGTACCTGAGCGTAGAGTTGTCATTGCAACTGTGTCGATAGAATCGGCTAGGTTGTATGCAATGATGTTAGCAATTGCTGGGTCTACATCTGCAAGTGAGAAGAGTTCCAATGCGCGAGTTACTAGAACTGCGTTACCGTACTCATTAAGTGTTACTGTGACAGAAGTAGGAGTTGTCAGTGCTACTGCATCTGGGTCAACTGTCTCTGTCAGTGTTCCTGTTACTGTATCTAGGTCAACGTACTTCTGTAGAACTACTGTTGAACCTGGAATTGATTGACGTGCGGGGCGCTTATCTGCGACAGAACGAATTAGGGGTTCTGAACGGAGAGCGAACTCGAGAAGGCGGTCATACGCCTTTTGTACGAGACCAGCGCCGCCTACTGTACCGCCGAACGAACCGCTCGAGGTATCTGTATATGCGTTTGCCATGTTTTTTAGTCTCCTTGACTATGAACGGATATTATTGTTGTGACTGAAGAAAAGCCATAAACTCTTCAGCGCTCTCAAAATTGCCATTTAGTCGAGCATTGATGTCATTTGCTTTATCTGGCGAAATACCTTGCTGCGTCACAATATCTTGCTGGCGTAGTGCCGCAAGATTAATGTCGTCATTGTTTGACTTTGGCTGATATCCAATTAAATCTCCATTGTCAGATAGCCAAGTATTAATTGACTCTTCATTAACTTCGGAAATATCCTTTAGGATTAGCCGTGCTGCTTTAGTATTTACGCCCTTCTTTTCAAGGACTTCCTTAACGGTTGACTCACGCTGCGCCTTGGAAAATACCTCAAGTTGCTCTGTAAGTTCTTTAATACGCTTTTCATCTGAACGCTTTGCTTTCCGTAACTTCTTTACCAAGTCACTTCCATCAGAGTTATCGATGTCCGTATCAAAGTCATCGTCTTCGTCATCCCAGTTGTTGTTGCTCATAGCAACCCACCCTTCTATTCGTTGTTAGTTCGCAGGCCACAGTTCAGTTCGGGGAAACTGGCTGGCTCCTACTATCGGTCTATTACGCTGCATGGGGCCGATAGGTCCATGTCAGGATTTTAGAATTGCCCTACTGCTGATGTAGTAAGGCTGGTTTTGTTGGTTCCACTTGAACCACCAAATGCTGCGATTTCTCGCTGAGTTAACTTTTGTCGCTTACGCTGAGCAGAGGCAAGTTGATTAAATACTTCTTGCTCTGCTTGTGCCTGGTCATACCCTTCAAGGGTTGTACCATAGATATCAGATAGTCTCTTAGCATCAGGCAAGATGTCTGCAATAGTTGCGTAACCCTTTTGTGCTTCTGCTTGAGTAACACCTTGTGCAGCCAATTGCTCAGCAACTTGAACACCAGCATTAAGACCCTGACGGGCTGCTGCAACACCAATCTCAGCAGCCTGAACTTGACGTTCAATCTTTTGGAATTGTTGGTTAGGGTCAAGAACATAGGCAACAAGGTCATTCTGACCAATGTTATAAAAGTCTCGTAACTGCTTGGTAATTGCTGGGTCAGCATTTTGCACACGCTGAACGGCAGTAACAATACGGTTAGACAACTCATTAGCAGAAATATCGTTAGCAATAAACTGAGATACATAATCATCAGTATCAAACTGCTTTAAACCATACGCACGTAATGCTTGGCGGTACGAATCTTCCATACCAATATAAGTACCAGGGTCTAATACCGCTAAGTTCTTTTTTAAGCGTTCTTGATTTGCTTTAAAACGCTGCTTATATTCAGGAGTTTCCGCTAGTTCTAAAGCAATAGTAGATTCAGTTGCACCATTAATAACCAGTTCTTTAATTTTTGGAATTAAAGACTGCAAGTTATACTTACTAAATGTAGCAGTTAAATTAGCAAGCGCATTTTCTTTGCGCATTTTTTCTTCAAGGGCTTTTTGTTCTGTTGCCGTTGTTGTTGTACCAGTAACTTGTTTAGTTAATGTTGCAATCTGGTCTTGTAAAGATTTAATTAAAGCAGTAGTTTGAGCATCTAGTCCCGTTGGAACAACAGTACTTGTAGTAGTACTTACTACAGGATTTGTTGTTGCAGTACTACTAATTGTAGGATTAGTTGTAGCAGTACTACTAATTGTAGGTTTTGTAGTTGTAGTGGTTGTAGTAGTTGCAGTGGTACCAGATGTTGTCCAACCAGTAATGTTTCCATCTTTATCTTTAATTGGTTGTGGTTGAACCTTTAGTGCATTTGCACCTGAACTAGTACCAAGTGTTGCTTGTGTTTCTCCACCAACAGCCCTTGAGCCATAAACCATTTGATTTTCTACAGTATTAGGTGCACGATAAAGTTCCCAATTACCTGTTGTGCCGCCACCAATCCAAGAATAATAATAAATATAGTTTTCACCTGCTATTGCTGAAGGTGGTGGAGCGGTTGGTCGTTTACTTGGGTCTTTCATTGGGTCAGTTGCTGCACGAGCAGCAGCATCTGCTGCCATTTGTGCTTCACGAGCAGCCTGAAGATAATCTGTTTTTTCAGTTGATGTCATTGCCGCACGTTGCGATGCTGTTAAATCTGTGTAAGCAGTTTTTGCTGGGTCTGGCTTGTTAGTCGAAACAACTGGAGTAGCAGTAACTGCTGGTGTTGCTGTAACCGTAGGTGTTGCTGTAACCACTGGTGTAGGTGCAACCACAGGTGTAGGAGTAGGAGTAACAACAGTTACAGATATACCAAGAATCTTTTTTTCAGCATCATTTAATGCCTGACCTGACTGAAGTTTTCTTAACGCAACGCTTGCATCAGCCATTAAATAAGTTTCCATTCTTTAAGGATTCCAACACCAACTTGATTAAATTGGTCTTGAGCGGGCTTTGAATATAACCAATTATCTTGAGACTTAATAATTTTTTCTGCTTCCCACAAAGGAATAGGTGCTGGTTGCTTAGTTTTAGGGTCTACATACTGAAGTAACTTCATAAAATCTGGCGTGTTATAAGACACAGCATCTGGGTCTAAACCATATAGGTTTGCATATGTCTGTTTAATTGCAGATGTTTGTGAAGCAAGGGTACGACCAGCCATAATGCCAGGTGCATAAGCAGCGTAGGCACTAGCAGATAAGTTACGAATCTCCTGCTCTAGGTCATCCTCTGTAATTCTGCCAGCAAATAAATCCATAGACTTCTGGTCCCAGAATGACTGGTTTAATAAACTGTTTACACCATAATCATCAGCATAGGCTTTAAGTGTATTAACTAATCCAAGGGTAGTGCCACCAATTGGGCCAAACTT